CGAGACATTCAGTGGCCGTATGGCTTCCGCGATTAACCAGCGTTTAAAATCAGATGCTTTACCCAATTCGCCAACAGCACAGCGTGGTCAAAATCAGTTTGTTGCAGCTGAGACGTGGAAAGACTGGTTCAAAAGTATCGGTAGAGACCCAGCAGCTGGCCTAGCTTTTATTGGTGAAGTTGCTGCCGAAAGTGCCCCACAGCTTGCTGCTGGGCTTTCTGTCGGTTTCTTTACTGGGAACCCCATCGCAGCAGCTGGTGTGCTTGCGTTTACAGCAGCGCCCCGTGAATACGAGGGTGAGGTCAGGTCATTCTTGATGGAGAACGGCGTAGACGTCACAAGCCCACAATCTGTTGTGTCTGCTTTAAATGACCCAGAACTTTGGAAAGAAGCCAACAGCAGGGGCATGACAAAGGCCTCTATTATCTCAGCTTTTGAAGCCGCTGGTATGCTGGCTGGTGGCGGTCTTCTTCGCCAGCTAATTGTACAGCCAGTCACAGGTGGTGCTGGTGAGGCGGCAAGCCTTAAGGTTCTCGATGGTGAAATAGACCAAGAAGGCTGGAAGAATGTGGCTCTGGAGTCAGTTGCTGAACTTGCAACCTCACCAATAGAGGCATCTATAGCCGCTGGTAGAAAAGCCAAGACCAAGATCCTCAAGTCATCTCCAGACGACATGGGTTCCCAAGAGCAAGCCGCAGCTGGATCCCTAGCCCGTCGTATTGACCGTATTGCTAGGCAGGGGGACCTGAACGGTAAGCCTTTCAATCTCAAGAACGTCGACAAGGCCATGGACCAGCACGGTGCCAGAGCGGCCCTCGACGCCACTCACACAGACCTTGTTGGCTCAATCAGCCAGAAGATCAAAGAACTCAAGTCCATCCTGAACATTACCGATGAAGACCCAGCGTCTGTTGTGTTCGAGAAAGTACAGGCTGGTGTCGCCACCAAGATGGCACGTAACAAGACAAAGTCAGTGGTCACCAAGGACAACTTTGATGCCCTTACGAACCTCGTGGGTGACACCAAGGAAGGCCAAGAACTGCTGAACCTTGTGTTGGAAGCACAGGCCCTCACAGAGTTACACAACGACGGCTACCAAGGTGGTGTCAGCCAGTTCACCGACCAGTTCAAGATCTTTGGTTCCAACATTGGCTACGACAGGTCTGCTCAGGCCGTCGAAAGGATGCTGAGACCCATAGTTTCTGTTGGAACAGGCGTAGCTACTGGGGGTGGAACCTTAGCAGCCCAACAAGGTGCCGTACTGGCTGGACGTGCCATAGACGCAGCCACAGGTCGCCGCTCAAAGGTCAACAGGTTCGTCAAGAAGAACCTCAAGTCACCTGAGTTACCCACGCCTGAGGGCTTTAGTTTACGTGAGGTGCAGCAGTTACAGCAGCGGTTGGAACAGCAAGAGACTGAGGCCACAGCCCAGCGCACCGAGGCAGAAACCCAAGAACGCGAACAGCTAAACCTTGAACTTGCCCAACAGAACGCCCCACCGACCCCGACAAGCCCACAGGAAACAATGGAGACGGCGACTGGCCTTGATCGCAATGGTGTTGCTCGGATCCTACGTATCATTGAGGCAACAAACGCCAACCCAGCCCTTCAAAGAGCCATCAAAGATTACCGTAACTCTATTGCCAGAGGTGGGCGAATAGAAGACAACATGATTTCCCCATTGATCAGGGCAGTCAAACAGCAGTTGGCCAGTGAGCCACGTCTGGATGCCCTACGTGTACGTGAGCCTGAGGCAGGGGTCCAGCCCCAGCAGCAGACTTCAGGGCGCATGTTTACATCTGCTGAGAACTATCAGGCTGGCATCGAAGCAAACCAGCAGATGATACAGGAGTTGTCGGATCAGGCAAAACAAGACAACAGTCTGCGCTTAGTTCACAGGAAGCTAATCACGGATGCCCTAGAGGCACTCGGAAGAAACTTAGGACCCAACTCAGAAGCCGCAGCCGCAGCTATAGTTGATCGCCTGATCAACAGCGGAAACGTGCCACAGGCCGCTATAGATCAATATGTGCAGCCCTACGTGGACCGTGTGATTGGTCAGCAGCAAGCCAAGCAATCCCTGCTGGACCGTGGTGCCATGCGCCTGAGCGAAGAGCCAACCTTTGTACCATCTCAAGACTTTGGTGGGACAACTGACGTAGAGATGGCCACAGGCCTATCTAAGGCTTACCAGTTTGCCAAAGATCGCCAGTTTGCCAAAGGCAGGGACTTCAAGATTGAACTGCAGCGGATGGCCACTGAGGCGCAGCAGCGCGAAGGTATCGATCTGACGCAGCTGACCCCTGAGAACATTGATAGGCTTTCTGACTTTGTTGTGGGTGATGCCTTAGTCGCTCTGCAAGACAACGAGAATGCCATCGGATGGTATGACCGCACGGTTACCAATGCCTTGAACACGCTGTCTCAGGTCTACCCAGAGATCCTTACCAACGACAAGAACAAGCTACAGTTCATCTGGGCACTTGCAGTGACATCTAATGGAACCAAGGTCGACAAGAACTTTGAGTTGGCCGCAGCTGCATATGAACACCTACAGCGCACAGGCCGCTTCCCGACCGACATCGGTATCGGTGAGGCCGCCAAGGCTATCAATGGTGGCTTGGCCCAGTACCACACAATGCTGGAAAAGTTTGACCGTAAGACCAACAGCGACGAGGGTGACCACAGGTTGCTGGCCGACTTTATGAACTCACAGGTCCCAGTCAAGCAGATCGAGGCTGAGTATGACGTAAAGATCAGCGGCGAAGGAAAAGCCACTCTGGTACGGGGTGCATCTATCCTTGGACCCAAGATTGGCAACGGTTTCTTTAGTAACCTGTATGGTAACTTTGATGCCCTGACCATGGACCGCTGGCTCATGAGATCTGTGGGCCGCTGGCGTGGTAATCTGATTGATATCAACAAGCCAATGATCAAAAAGAAGCAATCTGAGATCAAAGGTATGATCTCTGGTATGAGCAAGGATCAACTTAAGTCCCTACGTGCTTATCTGAGGGCATCTGGCGTCAGGATTGGCAAAACGATGTCAAAGACCGACATAAACGATTTGTCTGCATACATTGCAAAGCAATCGACATCCAAGCCATGGCGCGAAGGTCTGAATGTAATTTCCAATGATGTCAGGAAATCGGCGAACGGACTTGCAAAATACCTAGATGGTCAGGTAGAGGCCCCAGCTGGTCCAAAGGAGCGAGATTTTATCAGAGCTGTGTTTACAAAAGCACTTGATCGTCTCAACAACAACCCGATAGTCAAACAGGCGTCAAGCGAAGGTTTGACCATGAGTGATCTACAGGCTCTCTTGTGGTATCCAGAAAAGCGCCTATATGATACAGCAAAGGCCCCAGAAGGGCAGGAAAGCCGAGGATATTCTGATGACGAAGCGCCAGACTATGCAAACGCAGCCAGAAAACTTGTCGAAGCAAGGCCAGAAGTGGCTGTCGGAAGTGGATTGGGATCTGTTGGACGAGATGGATCTGGAGGACGAGGGCCAGCCCTTGCCAATGCAGGATTACTCTCCGATGTCCCCCAAGCAAGGCAGCAACTAGATGAAGCCCCAGCAGGAAATCCGAGAGGTGCCTTATTCAACGCTGAAGAAAATCCGCAAGGAGTTGCAGGAACTCTCGCGCAGAGAATGCTACAGCAGCCCAACGGTCAAAATCAACTGGGAACCAGCCCCCCAACAGTTCACGAAGCATCTGCCCAAAAACCGCTCGTAAAGGCACTCTTTGAGATAGGTAAAAAGGGTTCTAAGTACGAGAACGGGATCCAGTCTATCGAAGACGCACGTAAACTTGCCAAAGCCCTCGGTCAGTTTATCAACCTATACTCAGACCAGCAAAAGATGCTTAAGGATATTGGTATTCCTTCTGATAGAACTGGTGTCCGAGGTATGTTTACAAAGGATTACCAGCGAGGTGGCTCGACTGGTGAAGTCTTTGGCTTGAAAGCAGGGGCACCATTTGAAGGGGAGGCCATCACCGACTTTGGTTCTCTTGCCACTTTCTTACATGAGGTATCTCACGGTCTTGCTATGGGTCCCTCTTCCAGTGAGCGCGGAGTCCTTACCGAAAGCGACTTGGTCGACGGTAAAAACAAGCTGAAAACGAGGGATAAAACAGAAGACACAATTCGTGGAAGCTGGGAAAGCGCACTTCTGCCTCTGCTTGCAAAAGCCAACGGTACAGTCGTCAAGGAAATCCAGAACTTACAGCATAACATCGAGGTTTACTCCGAGAAAAACCCAAATGACCGCAGGGTCGTCAGACTCATTGCAGATCTCAAGCAGGAATATGCCGATCACGAAGATATGATACGCAGTGATTACCCGTCACTGACTGATAAACAAGTAAATCAGGTTCTAAGGGACCATAAGCGTTTTGTGGACAAGCATTCTGACTATGTTCAATCCCTGTCAGAGTTTGCCGTGGATCCAATCTGGGTCTACCTCGCCAACCCACGGCTGGCCAAGGAAGTGATGCCTGAGACCACCAAGATGATCAGGGAGAACTTCCGCGCAGCTAAGAACCCCATTGTCCAGTTCTATGCCCACCCACTGGCAATGGGTGTTGCCATCATGCTGGCAATAATGGCCCAGCAGGAAGCAGCCGACGACGAGGAAGAGCAGCAGCAGCAACAAATGCCAGCTGGTGCCCTGTCCCCTCAGATGGGCGTCCTGTCAGCCGCCTAAAGCAATAAACTCACCAAGGAGACATTGAGATGAGTTCCCACACGACCTTCGACCTCGTGGAGATGCTGGAGTCCTTTGAGAAAGTCAAAGGTTCCACCATCATAAGCGAAGATCAAAAGTACATCATCTGGGGCGAGATGCTGCTGTCACTACCACCGCAGCAATTCTTCAGAGGATGTCCAGAGACCTACAGGATCGTCGCTGGAATCATCTCAAAGCAGTTACAGAAAGGCCAAGATGCCCAAGCCAAAGCAGCCCCGAAAAAAGGCTCCCGAAAAGGAGCTAACGCACCCCAAAAAGGCAACGCCAAAGAAGAACCATTACTTCTCGAACCTGATGAAAACACCAGAAGGCCGCGCACTAAGAAAACAATGGTCAACAAAGCCCCGTAAGAACTCTGGGCGACCCGTGGGTGTAGTCGACGGCTATACGAAAGAAATGCTTGTGCCCATAAGGGAGAAATCCATGAAAGAAGCAGAAGAAATCGTCAAAAAGATGTCCAAAGATTACAACATCGAGGACGAGTACGCCAAGGAAGCCCTCAAGACTGCGGTTCAGATCATGCGTGAACCAGCGCAGAACCGAGACAAGCTGGCAGCTGCTCGAATGGTCCTTGATTTTACCAAGTCAAAGCCCGTGGCAAAGAGCGAGGTGGCCATCGGCAAGGCCGAGGCTTTCCTCAGTTCCCTGCTAGAGGACGACGATCAAGGAGTGAGCGATGGATCCCAAGTTACGGACGGTTCGCAAACGTCTATTCACTGAGTTTGACTTCTATTCCAAGAATGCGCTCAAGATCCGCACCAAGCAGGGGGACATCTCTGCTCTAAACCTCAAGCCAGCCCAGCGCCTTCTGAATGACGCAGTGGAGCAGCAGATGGCCACTGAGGGCAAGGTCAGGATCATCATCCTAAAAGCCCGTCAGCAGGGCCTCAGCACCTACGTGGGCGGCTACCTGTATTTCTCAGTGAGCCAGAGACCAGCCTGTAAGGCGATGGTAATCACGCACCACTCGGACAGTACCCGTGCCCTCTTTGATATGACTAAAAGGTATCACGACAACTGTCCCGATGTGCTTAAGCCCCACACCAAGTATAGTAGCCGCCGAGAGTTGTCTTTCGATGTCCTCGACAGCAGCTACGTGGTGGCAACGGCAGGTGGTGATGCCATCGGACGGGGCGAGACCCTGACCCATGTACACGCATCGGAACTTGCGTTCTGGTCCAAGACAACGGCAGCTGAAAACTGGAACTCCCTGACGCAGTCTGTGCCCAATACCAAGGGCACTGCGATCTTTGTGGAGTCCACAGCCAACGGTGTCACGGGTGTCTTCTATGATCTGTGGAAGGGTGCCGTGGATGGCAGCAACGGCTATGTGCCCGTGTTCATCCCGTGGTATCTGGATCCTGAGTACCGAGAGGACGTCCCAGAGAACTTTGAGAGGACCCCAGAAGAAGAGGACCTCGCAGAGGCCTATAACTTGGACGACGGCCAGCTGATGTTTCGTCGGCGCAAGGTTGCTCAAAACGGCCTCGATCTGTTCAAACAGGAGTATCCAGCCGAGCCTGAGGAGGCCTTTCTGACCACTGGTCGTCCCGTGTTCAATCCAGAGCAGCTGCAGAAGCGGCTTGGAGAGACT